TCTAAAAAATGTTTGAATGTTTTCATATTAACTTGCTATTCTACCACTTGCTAATCTAAGTTTACCAGCAGCAGTTTTAGCAGGACCCTTTACTTTAGAAGGAGTGGTTGTGTTAGTCTTAGTATTTGTATTTGTATTTGTATTGGTCTTAGTATTAGTCTTATTATTTGCTTTAGCATCACCCCCAAATCCAAGCATTTTAGCTCCTGTATCCCATACTTTTCCATATGCTCTACTAAAGGCATTATCTGTTCCGTGCCTTGTAAGACTATGAGTTGCTGAACCTGCTTGTGCTAATCTTTTTCCAGCACCCAATGTTCTAAGACCTCTGAATACCCTACCAGCTGGTATTGCACCAACAGTATCCAATGCTGCTTTACCCCAGTTACCCTTTCTAGCATTGTTTATTGCTGAACCAGCAGAATACGCTGTCAATGCTGCACTACCAAACTTAACTAGTGCTGGTATTGCTGCTGCTAAAGGCAATGCTTCATCAAGTTTTTGCTTTGACTCTTCGTTAAATTGTTTAAAAGTTTTCATGAGTAGTGGAAATCCCTATCTTTTTTCTTGTCTTTTAATTTAGAACCTCTCTGGCGTTTTTCACCAGTTTCCCCATAACCATCTGGATGTTTACCTGCTTTTGCCTTTCCTATATCATCAGGTTTTCTTCCACTCTTATCGGTGTAGTGCAATTTAGCACTCTTACCTGCTTTTTTAGTAATAATAGACTCCTGACCATATTTATTACCAAACTTCCTCATAGTCTTGCCAAACTTTGTTTTTGACATTCCTTCTGGTCTTGTTGTATGGTAAGAAACTTCACGAGCATCAGAACCATCATCATACTTATACTTACCAGTAGATTTTTTAAATCCAATACCCTTTTTTCTTAAATCACTTTCAAGGTTTTTTCTTTTTTTACGATTTTCACCCTCATCATCTCCACGATCTGGAGATATATGTCCAGTATCATGGGTTTCTGATTTACTAAGTGATCTTGATAAACCACCCTCACATAATATTAAAAATTCTTGAAAAGTTATCATTACGCTAAGGCAATTGCTCTAAAGTCTTTTAATCTAACAGGAACACATTCGTTAGTAGATGCCATTACTATCTTAATAGTAAATCCACTAAATTGTTCTAAATTATCTATACTAAATTGATATTCTGAGAAATCATTCAATCCATTTGGTTTAACATAAGCATCTGGTCTACCATCGCTCATATTTGGATCAATAATTTCATCACCAAAACCATCACCATCAGTATCAATTAGATTGTTATATCCAGGGAATGGTCTATATGATTGAGATACTTCAGTTGAATCTGCAGTAAACAATCTATAATATGCTCTGAAATCTGCTTCTGGTTGACGATTAGCACCGACTAAAACTTTTATTGAAGTTGCAGGTTGTTTAAGATTAACTCTGTTAGAAACGAATATTGATCCATGACGATCACCATTTAATTCCGTAGTTCCAACATCAGATGAGTATCCATCCTGTCCAACTGGATTGTTAATCTTATTTCTACCTAAAATAAAGTTTGCATTTTTAATATCCAATATTGGAGATAAATTCTTATCTGTTGAAGTCATATCAACTTTTAAAGTCAAAGATTTATTCTTAGGTAAAGTTTCTAATCTTTGAGACTCATTAACTTTAGATGCAACTAATCTAGGTGTTGGGAAGAATGTTGTTTCGTTCAAAATAGTTGGTTCAAATCCCTGATCAATGAATGATACTTCATTTCCATCAGCACTTGTTCCACTTACTGTTCTGACAGAAGCACTTGCACGAGTTCCTTTTCCAGGTGTAACAATATTAAATTGTGGTGATAATGTACTAAACTGATGATTTTGAGAAACATCTACGGTTAATCCACCTATTGCTTTCTCATCAGTAAAGCATAACATATTCTTACCACTAACTCTATCACTTGTTCCTCTATCAATTTCTAAGTAATAATTGTCTATATTAGATGAAGATTTTAGAGTTGTATTTGTAGGTAAATTAAATGTAGTATTAATACCTGCTAATGGGAATCCATTTATTTCATATGGTTGAATCTTTGTATCTTCTGGATGTTCAACTGCGGAAGAACCTTCAATTCCTCTAGTAATATTAAGTTGACCTTCCCCAATAACATATCCAACAACCTCCGATCCTAATAAAGCTTCTCCCCTATCAGTAGTAACTCCAGCAAATCTAGCGAATGATGATGTGCTTGCAACTGATACAAGAGTTGCATCTTTTGCTAAATCTGATTTTGTTAATGTAGATATAGTGTCTGGTTCTATACCTTTAATACTAACAATATTGTTTGCACCGTGATGTGCGTGATTAGGTTGAATTACTTCTATAACATTACCAGCATTAATATCACTTGTAGGAACTGAATCTGATGCTGCAGTTACACCAGTAAGAACGGTTCTAGTATCATTATTTGAATTTCCATAATGTACTATGGTTTCACCAGTAATGAAATTCTCACCCTGAACATCTGTTAGATATAGAGTGTCTGGTTTTGCTACTACAGCATCGACAGTGAATTTTGCTCCAATACCAGTTGTATACTTACTATCAGTTTCATCTATAGTAAGAACATCACCAACAGAGTATCCTGTACCAGCATTACCAGAAGAAGCATCAATACCAGTAATTACTCCATTACTTACTGTTAGTGTTGCGGTAATACCACTACCACCACCAGTTAATGTCTTTAACTTAATACCATTTAAATTACTAAATGCATATCCAGATCCTCCACTAATAAGAGTAACTGCATCAACACCAAGTGCAAGAGGAGCAGATACCTTTTCAACAATACCTGTAATACTATCATCCTCTCTATCTCCAACAGCACCAGTACTAACCTTTCTTCCAACTCCAACAAAAGCTTCTTGACCTGCAGTGTATGATGCACCTGGCCAATTTAATTCAAGTTTTAATTTTCTTGGAAGTGTTCTAATAGGATTATCTGATAATATCTGAGTATTTTCGTTACCTGCCTCAACTGGAGTATTATAGAATGTAACTGTACCAGAAGGAACAAATGCTGCTTTGTAAAGAGTAAATGTTAGGTCTTGATACTGACTTGGAGTCCAGATACTACCATTTTGAGATTTAAAGAGACTTCCACCAATATATTGCTTAGTAACAACAACACTTTCAACATCAGGTAAATTGGATGTTTTAACAGTCTTTTGACCCATTGTTGCACACCACATTTCATATTGATCAGATCCTGGTGATAAGAATACTAGAGCATATTCTTTACCTGCTTCCAAATAAACTGGAGATGGGAATTTAATTCTAGTAGCAATAGAAGCATCATCTGAAGTTACTATATCATTAGGATTAATTGCCACTTGAGCATAATCTTGAACAAGGAAAGTTGTTGGCGTTCCTAATTCAACTGTTCTAAGTTCTACAAATACTTTAGCATTTGGATCTTTCTTTGCAAAATACACATCAAATGATGTCAAGAATGCACCAGATTCATCAACAGTAAATGACTGTGCTAGAGGATCTCTATAAGGTGCTTCTATTCTTCGTGTTGATGATTCTTCATTTACACTAATAGTAGTATTGATTTCATTTGGTCTCTGTGCAGGTGCTGGTGGATTTCTAACACCAACAGTATTTGTTACTTGAGTTAGAATAGTTCCAGTAGCATGATAACTTGTAGAAGCATCACTAGCTAATGCAGTGCTTCCTGGAAGCACAGTTGTTCCTACAGGAGCAGCAGTTAATCTAAAAGTCTTTGTTCCTGTTCTAAACAAAGGTGATGGTTTTGGTATTAGATTTGCATTTCTGAAATATATTGCACCTAAACAATCTCCCCAATTATCAGAGAATAATCCTGCATTCGTTACTACTGCTGATGCACCACTGGTATTTCCTATAAGTGTAAATCCTTCGGATATATAACCACCTTGACCAGGTCTATTTGCAAGTTCATTTACATCACAATTAAATATTTTAGATGTAGCAGAGTATGAATCAGATGGTGCTGGTCTTGAACTATCAAATATATCTACCGTATATTTTTCTGTGGTTCCACCAACAACACTTATATTACTAGAAGTTAATGATGCCCTAATCTGCTCCTCACCAATATTTTGCATAGCACCGCCACCAATGAAATCATTACCTGGCATAATGTATGGACTACTATCAAAAGGACCTACGATAGGAAGTCTAATAACATTAGTATCACCATACTTGTGATTTGGTGGAACTGCTATAACAGTAGCAACCAATTTACTACCATCATATACATCAACATGTTCATAATTCTGGAAAGAACCAGAACTCATTTGAATTTCAGTTACTTTAGGTGTTATATCAGGAGCAGCACTATCAAGATATGCATAATGCTTTGTACTTGGTTTTAATCCATTTGCATTGAATGCAACGTTTCTACTACGCATAAATGGATCAGTTGCACCACTAATCTTAATACTTTCAACATAATCAAACTCTCTACCTGCATTCTCTAATGTATTAGTGAATGAAGTTTCTACAGTTCTTGTTGTAGTTGTTGTTCTAGTTGTAGTAATGTCTCTATGATTACCTTCAAATATATCTTGATCCGCTTCAATCTCTTCCTCAGTTACTGTTACATCAGTATTTGATGTACTCGTATCAGAAACAATATTTTGATGTTCAGCCCAAGTTGCACCTGTAGATTCTATTCTATGAGTTCCCTCAACATAGATTGTTCTAGTCCAATTATCTGATGGTGGATCAAGAATAATACCACCAACATATACTATAACTTCAAATGGATTAATATTTTCAACTTGAGATGCTTGTGGTTGTTCAATCCACCTAACTTCCTCAAAATCTAATGTTAATATATCTCCAGTTTTCTTACAATTAGGATCTAAAAGTTTTAAATTAGATGAAATATCTACGACATTTTGATCTATAGAAGGATCAAATGCCAATTCAGCAGGAAGTGACCAAAAATCAACAGCACTGATTAATTCTTTATTGACAACATCAACTTCACATCTAGATCCTTGCTCACGATTGAAGTTAATAAAATCTCTATTTTTGAAATCATTTACAACAAATCCAGTCTTGAATCTATCTAATCCATCAGCATCAGTAACTGATAGTGATTTAGTATCTAATTCAAGAGCAGTAAGAGAAGTCATTACTTCTAAATTAGAAACTCTTTTTTCAATTTTACCAATATCTCTCATGGTAAATCTTCTATTATCATATAACTTGATCTTAGGCTCAGTTATTGGATCATAGAGATATGGTGGAAGTGTAATTTGAGCAACTTCCATAGAATCACCAACCTCAGTAGGTGGTGCTGGATCTTCAGCAGAAACTCCTTTAATAAGTTTTACTTGTTCAAACTTATTAATTACTAGTTTATCAATTCTTGGTAGATAATAAGTGTATCCAACAATTGATGCTTCATCTGGAGCAACAACATATCTGGTTGTCGTTTCAAAACTTCTTGATGAAAATGCAAATGGAGATGCATTAGTTGTTGATGGATCAAATTCATTAACTCTTGGTCTGAAATCAAGAATATCAGTAGTTCTAGTTCTTCCTATACTTGGCACATCATTAGTGTACCTATCTTTATTATATGAATTTGCAGTAAATAAATCACCATTATTTCCGCTTTGAACTTTATACTTATCAAATATAATAAGTAATCTCTTAGAAGGAGCACCTGCATTTGCCCTTCTAACTATCTTAGAATAATCAGAATACTGTTTCTTATGTCCCTTATCTAATCTATAATTAGATGTTCTATTCACATAGTTTCCAGCAATTACTTTTTGAATATTTGCCTCTATATTGGACTCTTTAAAATTAACTGTTTCACCAGGTGAAAATGTATTTCCATTAAGATATACAAAATCAATCGTATTAGTAGCAGGTCTATTTACAATCTGACCTATTGCTCTACTTTTCTTACCAATAATCTTTTCACCAACAATTGAATTTGTATTCAATGCCAATCCTTCTACAAATGTTAATGAGTCTAAACTTGCAATATTTGCATCTTTGGACTCATAAACTGCTAAGACCTTTACTACATCAGGAACATTTAATGATATTTCCTTATCTTCAACTCTTAAACCATAAAACTTACTTTGAGTTAGTTGTGCATTAGTTGACACACCTACAGTTCTTGTTACTTCTACTTGATTACTTCTAATATAATCTTTAGATTTACTCTTAAGACCTATTTTCTTTAATGTTGTGTTAATAGTTACATTTGCACTATTTCTAGAAAGACCTGTAAATACCAAATCATTACCATCATTAGTAATAGTAACTTTATCTGAACTTAATTTTTCTGGTACTCCATCAACATCATAAACAACAGAATATCTTTCTTGATCAAATGTCTCAAAGAAAGCACTAGTAATACCAATTGCACCACCATCTGAAGATCCATCTAAAGCATCTTGAGTTGTTAATGTTATACTACCACTAGCAGATGTTGATTTTCCTGTTATCTGACGAGATATTGATAATGTTGAGTTTGATAAATCTACCGTAGAAACATTTTTCTTAGGTAATTTAGCATATAATCCAGAATTATTGAAATTTAGAATTTTAGGTGATTTAACACGGAATATTGCTGAAGTTGTTACTCCAGAAACAATCTCACCATTTATTAAACCAGTTACAATACCAACTGGTTGAAGTCCTAGTGAACCACCATCAGGAGCTATTGAATTTACTCTATTATATGTTGGAAATTTAACACCATCAGTATTTGTTGAATATCCAACGATAGAATCAGTTTTTAACCCAACTTGACCAGCAAATCTTCTATTTGCTACTGTAGCAGATCCATTATCTCCAGTCGAATCTCCAACAATTACTAAATTATCAAAAGCAGAGAAATTTGGTAGAATCCTATCATATAGAACAGAATCAGCAGCAAATGGGGTTAATAATTTATTACTTGAAAGTGTCTTAGCATCTTGATATACAGATTTAATATCATCAGTAGTATAAGATGTAACTTTAATTACTGAAGAATTAGAAGCTATATCTTGCTCATTAAATCTTAATTGTTCTCCTTGAATAAATGTTCCAGATGTTTGTGACAATACTAACTCATTTGCATTTGTCGCAGCAACATATCCAGTAGCACCACTACTTAAACCACGAATATATGTTGATACTGGTGCAATATTAGTAATTGTACCTGGATTACTTATTTCAAGATAAGTATAAGTTTGTATATCATACAAATATAAATCCCACTGAGTTGCTGCATCACTGTAAGAATCATCAGTAAGACCATACCAATAAACACGAGCCTCACCAACTTTTGCACCTAATTCATCAGTAGTTTGACTTTTTGCTTCAATTGCTCTTATTCTTCTACTATAAAGATGAATAACATTAGCACCACCACTCTCAGCAGAACCAATATTAATATAAGGAGATCCTTGAGCATTATTTACTCTCAATAAACTACCCATTGCAAATGGGATAGGTGATCTTTTAACACTCTTCGTATCTCTTGGTTTATCTACATCTAAAACAGTTGTTCCTGGTAGATTTACATCAAAACCTCTAACATATGCTGTGCCTGGTGACAGCTTAACACACATTGTGTCTTCTGAAGGATCATTACCTTCATCAGTTTTTTGACCTTCTACATATAATCCGTCAGAACCAATCTCATCATTCAATGAATTTTGAATATTTACTCTAAATGGATTTACTGCATAGTTACCAGATTCATCATATGTTCTTTTAGCAAAATATTTTTTAATCTCTGAATATACAGACTTATTCTCTAATTTCTTTATTTCACCATCTCGTACTCTTACTAACTCTATGAAATTAGTATCATTATAATCTAATAGTGCTTTTTTAGTTAATTTAACAGATATTTTAAATCTATCTGCACCTGGTGCAGCAAAATTAGTAAATCCCTTAGCATTATCATTTAAAGAAGGTTCATCATTTGCATTAATAACTTGTTCTAATACTTCAAACCCAACCCTATATGATGGTTTATTATTATATGGTTCTAAAACAACAAGAGATTTATTTACATCTACAAATGTACCTCTTATAAAATATACACCTTTATCAACACCAACAGCAGATCCAATAGCAGTTGCATCTTCAGATACCAATGTTAAGACAGATTCTCCTGCATTTAATGTAGTATTTCCATAAGTAATATTTTCTTCAAGTGTCAATATTTCTTTATTGGGAAATGCTTGACTTTCTTTACTATCTCCAGAAGATTTGTATTTAACAAATATAGTAATATCATCAACACCTTCGGATGGTGGAAGAATATAATTTTTAATAGTTCCTACTATTTGGGAGTTTTGTCCACGAACTAAAGTTCCCTTACCATCATTATTATTAATGATTGCATCAAGATATACAGTAACATCAATACCTAAATGATCTGGATTTATTTTTACTGCAAAATATGTACTATCATAGGTTACTCCACCAGGAATAACCATTGAACCTTCTTTAAAAATATGACTTCCAAACGATTCTAATTGGTTTTGCAATATTGATTGCAAACCTGTTAATTCTCTTGCTTGAACTGGATATCCAGGTTTAAACAGTACCTTATAAAAGTTATCTGCCTTATCAAAATCATCATAATAAGGACTTATATTTAAGTTAGTCTTTTGTGGCATTTTTCTTTAGAATTCCAGGATGATTTTAACGTCTTCTTTTTGTCGAGTATTTCGAGCAATCGAAGGTCTATTATCAAGATAAACAATTTCCCCCGATCCTTTATTTATCTCAGGTTTAGATAACCCCTTATTAAAGGTGGTTTCTAAATTAATTAACTTTGTTCCAGAGGGATTTGTACTAATTCCAGTAAACGCTGTATCAATAGTTCCTGAGAAAGTGGAACTTACACCTTTAATAGCATTAGCAGTAGACTCAAATGGATATATCTGACCACTAGTTGAAATACCAGCATAATCAGTTTGATCATTTGTAGTAGTATAATTTAGAGATCTATCTCTAAAATACTTCATAACTTGAGTCTCTTTATCATATGAAGCAACATAAGCACGGGCTTTTTGAGGATCACCATTAGAATCCGCAATATCCTGTGTTATTTCCTCACCAATGGTTGGAGTACCACTAACATTTTTAAATTTAAAAGCGTGTAAAGATGAGAAAGTTGTTCCAGTAAAAGTATTGGCAGTTCCAACTTCAGTTGGATTCTTTACAATACCTACTTGTGCAAACTTTGTATCTGTTGGAAAATCTTTTGTGGAATCATCAAATCTAGCATATATCAATACCTTATCTGTTCCCAATTCAGTGTAGATATCGTAACCATGACCAAGAGATGGTGGAATTATAGGAACTAATTTTGCCCGTTGGTTTGATGGATGTTGGGTATCTTGTAAAGCACCTAAATCCACAACACCATAACTATAACCTTTACCACCAGAACTTACAGTAACATCCTTAACTACACCAGAGACAATATCAACTCTTGCTTTTCCACCTTCACCATCACCAATAATTTTAACCTCTTGTCCTAATCCATCAGCATATTTACCACCTGCATTATCAATATAGATATGCTTAATTTGATTATTATTTACAGTGGAATCACCATTTTCTCGTATACTTCTAATCTGAGCATCAGTACTAGTTGCCCAACCATTAGGAACAGTAATATACTCTGTAGAATCAAATTTAAGTATATCTGATGGAGATACTGTATACATATATTTCCAAATATAACCATCTCCACTAGTACCAGCTCTAGAAGGTTCTAAATCAGTAAATGTTGGTTCGTCTTGAGAAATATTACCTTTTGGATTTTCACCAGTTGATCCGTTAGAAATACAAAGATAAACTTTGAAATCTGAGTTCATTACATAATAATTTGCACCATATAATCGACTAGATTCTTTTATAGGACTTGGATTACTTACACTGTAATCATCCCTATAAATTTCATATCTATTTCCAGCAGTCCAGTCAATTCTTCTAATAATTCTTCTGATATTTGCAGAAGAAATTTTCTTACCATACATCATAGTGTCGCCAACATGAGCATGTCTAGAAAAATTATCTACAGGATCTGGTGTATCTGTATTCCAATTTGTATCTCTTCCAAACCCAACAACAGTTGGATTGGGTAGTCCAATGAAAACGTAATAAGAATTGTTATCAGACTCTACTGATTCTACAAAGTTATTCGCATTCAGAATTCTAAACTGATCAGTAACAATTGCCGACATTTTTATTAACTAAGACTTTTTTTCTTTATTTATAGTCGTTATTATTGATTAACTTATTTGAATCCTAATAGCACCAGTATTCCTCAAACCTTTTAAAGAAGATCTAGAATAACTTCTTCTTTGAATTGTTGGGAATGTGCTTAATCCAGAGTCAACAGTTAATCCAGTAACACCTATAGAGATTGGTGATTCTGCTCTAGTAGCATTATATAATCTACCCCATGATATCTTTCCATAAGTGGTAGTTAAACCAATATTCGTTGGTTCGTCTATATTAACTCCACCAGCGTCATGGAATCCAGTAGCAGCTAATCCAGTAATAACATCATTTGTATTTTTTATGTTACAAACAATCTCACCATTTTCACCAGATGTATATGCAATTTCAGAAACCTTATAGATGTTATCCATAAATCCTGATCCAATTGCAATAATTTCATTGTCATTCTTATCAACAGATGTAGTTGGATCTCCACCTATACCAGCAATGAATCTATTATTATTTGGTTGAATAGATCCATCATTGAATGGTAAGTATTCAGCATCAGTTTTTGCTCCACCAACAGTAAATGGTGTATCTGAAATATAAACATAATGTCCTGCTTTCAAGTCAGTTGTTGGTTTATCTGCACGGAAGGCAAATCTTAATGCCAATGGATGACCATTTGTTCCTGCTGATGTGGAGATACCAGTAATGATACCAGCAAATCCTTGTACATTCTTTATCTCCAATATCTTTTCAGATCCATAATATGCATCTGGTATTACAACTTGTGGAGGATTGGAATGAGTATAACCTAAACCAATATTTGTTATGTTATATCCAGTGATTTGTCCACCTGTTACTGTAGCATTTGCTTCTGCAAAAGTTGAAACTCCAATAACTGCATACTTATCTCTTTCGGTAGTTCCAATACCAACTCCAACTGGAGCAGAAATTGATAATGTAATAGCAGCACCAACATATCCACTACCTGGTTCGTTGATTACTAATGATTCAATATCACCCTTATTACTTACTATTGCAGTAATTGCAGCACCCACAAAGTTGGCAGGTGGTAGTAATAATGCGTCAACAGATTCAATAGAAACTCCATATCTATCTTCTACCTTAAGATGTAATGGTGCTTCTTCATAGAAGAATGCTTCGGCATCATCTACAAATATTCCATCAGTTTCTGCTGTAGTAGTTCCTGTAGTAGATCCTACACTTGCAATAATTTTTGCTGTTGGATAAATTTGTGGTTCTAATTGTTCTCTTGCTTTTGAAATTAAATCACCTTTAATCCAGAAATCAGTTTTTTGCTTAGTCCAATCTAATGGTTTAGCATAAAATTCTGTTATTCCAACACCAGTATAAACTGTTGTTTCAACTAAATCAGATCCTAATATTGATTTGACTATTCTCTCTTTTTCTTGAGATTCTGTAAATGGTTGTACATTTGGATCTAAGAAATCTGGATGCTTAATAATATGAATATCATCTCCAATTTTTATAGTTTCATTTACATCAACTATCTCAATATCAACTCCCTCTTCTCCCTTATAGAAGAATACATCAACCTTATCACTTGCCATTGGTGCTTCAGTGAAGGTAAATGTAGTTCCACCTTCAAATTGATATGAAACATTAGGTGTCTGTAAAACTCCATTTACGAATATCAACAATACTGCATTCAAATCTATCTGATCTGATAGTGCAGATTCTTCATCAATCTCAAATGATAGTAATTGACCATTGAAGAATAATGGGAATCTTCTTCTAGATCCAGTTTGCATTAATTCAATACTATCGATAAAGTCTAATTCACCAAATTGCCAAGCAGAGAAGAAATCACTAAATGTTTCTACAACTTCAAGTTCAAACTCTTGAATTGGTCTCTGTAATCTCTTATCAACAACCAATCCTTGTGGTTTAAACTTATCACCAATTTTAAACGAATGTCCTGGTCTTGCAATTTCAAATTCTGAAATTTCAAACATACTTCTAGCAATACCAACACTAGTTCTAGCAGCACCAACTGCCATATTCATAAGAAGATTATTACCAGTATCTGTAGTCTTACCTACACCTAATCTAGAAATACCTACAATAGGAACATTTTCATAAATTGGATCTGGGAATTCAATTTCTGGGTTAACATACTTTCCACCAGGATCTTTAATAACTAAATCTAACGCACCGCCTGTTCCTGCAGGTGATTTTCCTACCATTATCCTGAAAGTATCAGCAGTTGCTTTTCCTACTGGTAATGATACACCAAACGCAGGGTCAGTTGTTCTTGGATATGAGTGTAAAGTCTGATGTAAATCATGCTCACAAGTAAACACTAATGAATTTGAAGCAATTGTAACAGTTTCATTAGATTTCTGAATACATCCATTTATTGCTGGTTGTATAAAGGTATGTGGATATTTTTCTGATGATGGATTTGGATTTACATTAACTGTAAATGTATTAAGTGAAGCATTCGTAATGAATAACCATCTTCCACTAGCATAATCAGTAGGTCTTGGATAATGATGTCTAGTTACATTTCCATCTTTAGTACAAGTGAATGTTAATGAATTATCTTCAATAAGAATTGTATCAAACTGAGCAAATCCATGATTATTTTTAGTAATTGTTAGATCACCTGTTATTTCATTATATGAAACATCTGAAGGTGTCATTGTGGTTGCACCACCAACACCGTGACTAGTTTTTATTACTGTCAATTCACCAGTTGCTGGATTATACTTAGCATTAGTTGGTGTTAAAACACCACCAGAACCTATAGTAAAGCTACCTGCACTAGAACTTACAAATTTATGTTTATTTGTAGCAACTTTAGCCTCAACTATAGCTCCTCTACCACCTCCACCACCAGTACCAACATTAACGGTGAAACTATTATTAGCAATTCTCTCAACACCTAATGTTTGTCCTGATGCTGGATCAGTTGTTCTTGGATAAGTGTGAGGGC